CTCATCAACCTCATCAAGCCGTAACTTCTGGGGGTGGGGGCCCCGGACGCTCTTGGTGGAGGCCGTCAGTATTTGGATGCTGGAGCCGTTCAGGAGCTCGGTATAAGTCTTCAGGGCCTCCCCCCGGCCAAGATGCCGAAAGGGTTCCGAGTTAAATTTCTTGATGTGGTTATACATCCGCAGACTCTGCTCCCCGGAACCGCCCAGGACTTTGGTTTCGCAGCCAGCCTTAAAGACCGATTCCAACCAGGTCACCAGGGCCCCGGCCATGGTCTTACCGCCGCCCCGGTTAGCCCAGCACACGCAATCCAGGGAATCCTCGAACCAGGCCGCGGTGATGTATTCGGCCAGGCAGGAGTGATCCGGGCAGACCCGCTGCCGTGGAATCTTGATATCCCAAAAGACCTCACAGAATCTGAGCAACTCTCCAGGCGACCGGAACCCCTTGGCCCGGTGATGCTCCACTCTCTGGGCCATCAAGCGTGTCCGCTGGTCGTTCATAACCTTGGCCGTGAATTTATAAAGGTTGCGCCGTTGTGAGGACATTCGCACCGTAGCAACCAGTGTGCCTAATCATCTCCTGGGGCCTTTGAGGTCCCCTAAAGCATCCCCCGAATACGCAACCCATAGGGGTAAAATACGGGCGTTTCGGAAGGCAAGGTAATGAATAAGGTGAGGTCATGTTCGTGGAAATACGTGGCTGAGACGACCCCGGCAAACGTAGAATTGATAAGGGTTTACTCATTTTTACCGCTATTCTGAAAAATGGTGGGACGTAGGTGGCACCTGTGTGGGGGGCAGCATCCCTACACCCCCGAATATGGTGGTCAAGTGGGGAATAGACCTTTTTGTAAAAAACATTAGCCATTTTTGTAAAATGCAAATAATTTCATAACCCGAAGATTTTTATGCCTTTTTCCCGTGCCTCTAAGATGATCGCGTCAAATTTCTCCATGAACTCAGGGTCTTCAAAGGGGTTAAACTCATCCAGGATGAATTTCTTCGGCACTTCCCGGACCAGCCCGGTAGTCTGGAGGAGGGTCATCAGCTTGGTGTGAAATTCCCCCACCAGGCGGAGAGAGCCAACCTTGCTGTTCTCGTTGGCAAACTTCTGGTAATCGCGCATGGCCAGCCATTGGCACTTCAGCAGGAGCGTGATCTGCTCCCCGATGGTTTCCTGCTGGTCCACCCCCATCGCCGCGTCCTGGTAATTCTGGCGGCCGTCCTGCAGGTCAAGGTCAACCATGCGTTTACTGATCCCAAATCTCTGCGCTATTTCTGACCTTTTGAGCCCCGACAGAAAGAGGTCCTGGACCTGTTTGATCCGGTTCATGCGACGCGAACTGATGTCTTTAACCTTCTTTTTTGGAGGCCCCCCCGTTGGGGGGACAAGCGAAAGAACCATTGCTTATTTCCCTTATGCTCCCAGCCACCCGCAGAAGAAATATCGTAAGGCGTCCAGGGCGTGATGCTCACCTTTACCCGGCTCGTGCTCCCGGTAGTTTCTGAGTTCCCGGATCAGGTTCTTGCAGCGATGGTGGATCAGGAGCCCGGGCTTGCCATCTGGCCGGACCTTGAGCCATTGGCGCACCATCTCCTGGCCCATCTCTACGCTTCGGCGAGGGGCTTGGACTCTCACCCCGAGAATCTCCGAAAACACCACATGCGTTTCCGGGGAGGAAGGGTCGCAATAGGCCTCGGAAATGCGACCGTAGCCGCAAGCATGGTGGTGGGCCAACACTGCCTTGGCGTTTTCCATGGTGGTGCGCAGGCGCTGATAGTATTCGGAAACTATCAACAGCCGTTCATGCCGTTCGATAGGCTGAATCCAAAGGACGGCACATGGGTTTCGGTAACCTGGGTCGATCCCCAAGTAAAGTGGCGTGGCAGGTCTATCTAAGTCAGCGATCTCTGCCATTTCCGGCTTCTCCTCGTTTACTTAAAAAGTTGGCTTGCCTTCCCGCGCTAAGCCGGTTCTTGCCATACCTAACCCCGCCGGGGCTCGCCATGCCTGCCTTGTCGTGCCATGCCTGGTCGAACCATGCCCCGCCTCGCCCTGCCCAGGCCCGCCTGCCTTGCCTATCATCGACGCGCCACGCCTGGCCTTGCCAAGCCGTGCGCCGCCTCGCCTGCCTTGACTGACCCCGGGCTGCCTCGCATTGACATGCCCAACCCCTTCTCGCCTCGTCAGGTTTCGCCGGGACGCGCAGGCGCATTTACGGACTCATCCCGAACTGGTTCAAGAGGTTACCGGCCGCTTCTTTTTTAAGCAAACTGGAGCATATATGGCTCAAGGTCCCATCGGGCAGAATGATCCCATTGCCCCGGAGTACCTGATAACCTTCCATGACTTCAACCGGGGAGACCTGGGCCAGCATCTCCCAGTGGCCAAAATCCACCATAATCCCTTCCCAGAAATCCTCCAGGGCTGCATCTGGCTGGGCCGGAATAACGATCTCACCCGATCGCTTAACTTTAGGCCAGGCCGCTGCCAAGCGCTTCAAGACAGCACTCTGAGAGATTAAGGCGGCCCCTTCAAAGTTCTCGGCGGCCCGGAGAACCAGGAGGGCGTCCGGCAAGCTCATTATTTCTCTCTGGTTATACTGGCCAGTTGTTCTTTTTCGCTGGTCCGCCGGGGCTCATCGTACGTCACATACGGGAAACCACCCTCTGGTTTCGGACCCGCCAGGCTTCGCCGGATGACCTGATGCAGGTCATAGGCCACCCGGGCCTCATCGGGGATCTCCTGCGAATTAATATCATGGTGGGCGTAACATTCCAGGTCTGGAAACAGATGCGCTTTCATCCTCATGCACAAGTTTTCCGTTTCCCTAATATCCCTGGCCTCCTTGTACAAACTTAAAAACCGCAGTTCCCCCAACTGCCCCATGTGCAGCCGGGCCAAAAGCTCGCAAGCTTGGGAAATAATCTTGGCTTGGCCTTTTGTAACCTCAAGATGGTATTTCATCCGCCTAACCCTCCTCATGATCCCTCTAAAGCGCTTCCGGGCGGGCCCCTTCAGGTTTGGCTGCCGTTAGGGTCTTCCGGCGTCTCGAAAACCTCGGTCAAGCATCTCCGGCACTGCTTCTAAAGCGACCCCCGGAGATTTCACCTATCACCCGGGCCTTCCCGCCCTTTAGCGCGTTACAACCTTGACTTGACATTTCTTCACCCCAAACACCCGGCACTGTCTAAGGGTATGCCAGTAAATATCGACTCGATACCCCTCCCATTGCGGCGGCATGAGATCAGCGAAGATGAACCGGCCCACGCCGGCCACTTCGATGATGACCCCAAAACGGTAATCGTACTTCCCGGGGCCCCGGTAGAGACCCAGGTCCTTCGCCAGCTTCCGGGACAGGGCGAGACAACCGCCCTTTCGATGCACCGCGGCGGTAGTTGGTCCCGATGTTGTGTGTCCCTTCAGGCAATAGGCGGTGATGATGGCCACCGCTTCCTGCCGGGGTTGGCAATTGCCGAAAACTGGGTAGATGGTCCATAGTAAACTCAGCCCGACGGCCGATGCCTTGAGGATGTCCCTCACTCAGGCCGTCTGATCGTGGCCAACCCCCTGAAGTTGTTCGTGGTCATGGTCAATTACCTCCACCTGCATCATCTGCTCCAGCCCGAACTCTGCCAATTCCATGAGCTTGAGAAAAGCCGCAGCGCTATTCTTGATCATGCATTTCTTTTTGATCTTCACCACCAGGTCGAAGAAGGCGTCATAAGTATTCAGGTTCGCCAGGTACACCACATCCGAGGCAAAGGCCACCGCGATTTCCTTCAGCAGTTCGTCCAGGCTCTTGATCTCCTCGGGGAGAAACAAGAAGTTCACCAGCTTGTATTGAAGCCGTTGCTCACTGAGTGCCGCGAACTGGATGCCCTGCAGGGCCTTCACGGTATCGGAGTCCAGGCCGGCATACACCTTGGCCTGTACGTCCTTGATGCTCTCCCACAGATCCTTCAGGATCACCAGGTCATCCTGGCCCACGATGGCGTTGTGGGAAAGCTGGATGGCCAGGCGCTCATCAGAGTCTTTCTCGTCGCCCACCACCATCACCAATATCTGCTCCACCCCGGCTTGGCGGCCAGCCTGGACCCGGTGGTTGCCGGAAAGCACCCGGAGCTTGCCGTCCTTCTCCCGGTAGCACAGGGGCAGGGATGACAGGTTGCCGTCTTTCTTGATGTTCTCCACCAGGCTCTGGAACTGCTCGGCCTTCATGTACCGGGCGTTCTTTTCCAGGAGCTTCAGCTCTCCAGGGGCCGCCATTTCTAAACGATAAGGGAACAGCCCGGCCATTTTCTCGTTCAACAGGTTCAGGACTTCTCGAATTTCTTCAGCCATAACGGGATGACCTCGTTTAAATCCAGGATGCCCAACTCCGTTTCGTAAACCAGTTTCCCGGGGTCCCGCCGGGCCAGTTGGTAGAGGCCCCGGTACTTCATGGACACCGGCTTGTCGGTGAACACCATGGTGCGACACTTGGGAATCTCCAGGAGAAATTTCTCTTCCAGGAGTCGCCGCACTTCCCGGGTCTGGGTCACCAGGAGCAGAAGTTTGGCCAGGCGCCGGTATCTCGTGGAGTTGACCACAAAGTCGGCCAGCAGATACACGTCCCCACCCCCCTGCATCCGGGAGTAGATCAGAAACCCGAAGACCTTGCCATCCACCGCCACCACCAGGGGGACCTCCCCGTCCGCCGGGATGCCCACTCCCTTGGAGAGGTAAACGTCGCGGTAATAATTCACGACCCGGTTGGTGGTGGGAACGATGGTGAGCTTCGATGCCGGGGTGATCTCGTCTCCGTCCGAGAGGCGAACGAAAGGCACGAACTCCGAATGACGCTGCTGCTTCATCACCCCCCGATGCAGGGCCGCCATATTCGAGTAAATGTAGACCGGCTTCATCCTGGCCTTGCGCACCACCGCCACCATGGGTAAACCTTTCCATTCATGGTCGTCCAGATAGAGATAATCCCGCTCCATCATTTTGGTCAGGATGCGCTTCTTGCGGTCCTCATCGATCAGGCCGTAGCTGGGGCTGTCCCAGTCAAAGATTTCCTCCAAGCGCTTGAACATCCGCTCATAGCCGCCCGCATAGGTGGGAAGAAAGGCGATCACCACCGCGTCCTTCGGAATTTCGTCCAAAAGGTCAAAGATGTCCTTGCTGGTGTAAGCCTCCAGCCGGATTTCTTTTTTGCGGTCCTGAAGTTTGGCCACGGTGCCCTGGTGGAAGCTCTCGAAGTTGTTCAGGTAGTGGGCCCAGTGGCGATGCTGGAAAAGGTTCTTGTCCTTTTCGTATTTCAGGGCCTCGAAGAGCACCATCACCGTGGCGGCCTTGGCCTCCTCGTCGGTCAAGTAAGGTTCCAGCCAGGCGAACTTCTCCTCCCGGACCGAAAGATTGAAGAGCTGTCCGGCCAGATAGGCCCCCAGGACCCCGGAGTAAAGCGAAACGTCATTGCCCCAGAGTTTGGCCTTGGGAGCGTAGCGGGTGAGAATCTGTTCCACCGTGAAGCAGCCGCTGCACCCCACAAAAATCTGCCGGCCATCGAAGGCGGCGCCCTGATTGCCGAGCCAGCGGCGGCACTCTGCGCTTATGCTACCAATGAAGCTCATTTCACCCCTTTAACTGGAGCGGAGAGGAGGAGTTGAACCTCCCCAGCTTCCGGGAAAGAAGCCGCCCCCACCCGGGGTCCCCGCATCGCTTTGCCTTGATCCGCCAGACCCAGCCTTGTCCGGCCGTGCCTCGCCGCAACTTGCCATGCCGGCCTTTCCTTGCCACAACGTGCCAAGCCGCGCCCCGCCGAGCCCAACCCCGCCACGCCTGCCTCGTCGTGTCTCGCCATGCCAGGCCCCGCCGCGGTTCGCCACGCACATCCGTGCCTGCCTTGCCCTGCTATGCCAATCCCCGTCTACCCGCATCCGGCCTGAACATGCCGTGCCTGCCTCGCCACGCCCAGCCAATCAACACCCCGCCGTCTATGCGACGCACAGCCAGAACTATCCGCGCCCAGTCCTGCCTGCCATGTCTACCTCGGAAGGTCTCGCTCTGTCTCGCCGCGCCTTTCTTACGCAGCAGCGGCTGCCGTTTGGGAGCGCCTGTACTTCCTGGTCCTGACGCCCTTGGCTTTGCGTGGGGCTTTCACTGCCCTTTCCATGGCCTCGAAGACTTCACCGAGTTCCTTTAGGGATTCATATTTGCGCATGAAGGACTCCATTTCCTCATAGGCATCAGCCAGAAGCTGCTTTCGGAGGTCGCCTTCGGTCATGGTGGTCACGAAAGTCCGATAGCCGCCACCGGGGAGCATATATCGATCCGGTTTTAAACTGACAAAAGCCCGAAATTGCTTCTGGTCATCTGCCGGAGTTACCGAAACCGCGACACGAATAATCGATCTGGCCGTTTGGAGCCGCGCTTGGTGGGCAGCTTTCTTATCGTCCCACTCAAAACAACCATGAAGGGCCGTGCGGGCATCACGAGCAAACCCAACCACGTCTTCAGCTCTCAGAAGACCATTATTTGCCGCCGCTATTTGCTCTAACTCCCGTAGATAGTGCTCTCGTTTTCCCATAAAACCTCCTGTTGAAATTAAGCCTGCATCGCCTTGACTAACCCGGCCTCGTATCGTCTTGACAGGCTGAGCCACATCAAGTTATGCCTGCCTTGCCTTACCGGGCCATGCCGTGATTTGTCACGCCAAGACTGGTCTGGCCCCGCCTGCCTTGCCTTGCCATCCCATGTTTCGATCCGCCCGGCCATGCCATGCCATGTCTCGCCTGCCTTGTCATGTCATGCCTGCCGCGCCCCGCATAGCAAGGGCTGGAGGAAGGGGGTTACCCGGAATACCAGAACCCCACGCCTGCCTTGCCGATCCCAGTATTAAGCTACTTTCTTCAATTCCTTCTCGTCGGCGGCTTCGATACGGAAAGTGCCCCAACCCATGCCGCAGGAGGACCGAGAGTCTGGCCTGCCTTCTCCAAGGCCAACCTGCATCCCAACCCTCAACATGAGGTTTGCAATATCTTCCAGGGAAAACTGGTCAGCATCAAAGGTGATGCGGACTCGGGCTTGCCAGCCTTCATCCCACATGGGGCGGGCGCGGAGATCAACGACATCACCCTTGAGCCGGACAGGGTGCTCGGAGTAATGGGGTTCGCCTATAATCCGTATCAAGGGGGTCCCATCCACCCGGTCAAAACCATCGGCCTCGACAAATACACTTAATTTACCCATGGTCATTTTGAAGCCCACCAGCCGGCAGGCCGAAATCATAGCCGCCCGAAAAGCCCCTGCCGGAATGCCACACCAACCCTCTTTGGAGACGTGCTTGCTCTGCTCGTAGCACTCCTGAAAATCCTTGGCCTCCCGGTTCTTGCCCTTCTTCCTCTGGGAGCCGGCTTCCTGGATGCCCTTGATCTGCTCCCGGGCTTTCTGGGAGAAAGCCTGCTGGACATAAGGGGCCGTGCCCTCAATCACAAACTCCGCAGTCTGCAACTTTGGGGGAGAGATGACCACTTCCCGTTTGGGTAAACCTTCCTCTGCCGCTACTTTCCTGGGTTTAGCCATTGTTTTTCCTTCCTTCCTGCTGTATGGTATGCCCCTTTTTCACGCCGGGGCTTGGCGACTAGTTTTGTTTTCTTTTAGATTCTTGCCCCAATCGCCTTTCCACCTCCCGGGTCTGGTTCGGGGCCGGCTTGGGTTCGCCGAAAACCCGGCCGCACTTCGGGCATTCAAGGCGAATAGCGCTTCCAGGTACATTGTGTCTATCGCCACAGGGACATTGGAGGGTCTTGCGTCTCATAATAGGCCCCTCACGCCCCCGGCCAATCAGGGATCGTTTCATCTATGGGTTCGTATCGTTTAACTTCCTGTAACCCCCGCAACCACTCTGCATGGCGCTTGAAGCTGGGGATAAATTCTTCCACCAACACCCCGGTATGTTTCCGCAGCCAGGCGGCAACTACCCGGCGGTGGCA